GTACATAAAATCATATTTCCATTACCGGAACTTCCCGCCATTTGACTCATCGTCGAGATATACCCCGGTGGTTTTTCAGCAAACGAATGCATCTTACCCGTCGAAAGACCAACACCAACAACCGGCTCATTCAACCATCCACCTTTTGCATGTGCGGTTATTGTCTCCCCAGTGAAGCTACTCGCTGCTGCACCTCCGGCTCCACCAGTAATTAAACCGATTATACCTTCAAGAATTTTCATTGCTATCATTTTAGCAATTATTTGCTCTAACGATTCAATCACTTGCATTGCCATAGACCGAAAAGCCTGTCCGATATTCATTGTGCCCTGCATTAATCCCATAATAGTATTTGACCATTTATTTGCCAGTACATCAATACCATCAGCAAGTCCAACAATAATTTGCCCCTGCATAGAAAGCCCCTTGTTGTAATTCTTTAAAAATTGTTCAGCTTGAAACAAAGGAGTTTCATCTTCGGTTGTTCCACCCCCTGCTTTCATTCTGCGTCCGGCAGCTTCTCCTCTTTTGTCTGCTGCTTTTCTCAATGCTTCGCGTAGCTTTTCTTGTTGTTTGAATGACTTTTCAAAGTCTTTTAGACCTTCTTCAAATTGTTTTAATTTTCTTGCACCAACTTTTTTGTAGTCAATTTCTACAGGTTTACTCCTTGTGCTTCCACCGCCGGAAGGCATTTCAATTTCTATATACTCTTCTTGTTTCTCTCCAAAAACACCCTGAATCATAAACTTCCACATCTTAACAATATCCAACAACTTTGAAAGCAAGGGAGATAATTTGTTAGCAAGTATTCCAGCGGCTGCTCCCAAGTCAGACCAAGTAGCTTTGAGTTGCTCGTATATATCCAATTGAGCCATTGCCGCTTTGTTTATACCAATGTGCTGTTCTTCTCCCTTTTTTAACATCGCATTAAATAATGCGTGTTGTTTCCCTGCTTCTGTTAATTCATCCGCCTGAACACCAAGAGAATGTGCATAATCTTTTACAGATTGATCAACATCAACAGGAATTAACAGTTGCTTCATTGCACGCTTGCTGCCCATTGCAGCTTTTTCTATCGAATTGAGAACTTCCTCAAATGACATACCAAGCATATCTGCTCTGTCTTTTGCAAAAGCTAATATTCTTGGCATTTCTCTCCAATCAATATCAAGCATGCTCAGTTTCATTACCGACTGCATTGATTCCATTCTGGAAAGCGTATAATTTGTTTCCTTGCCAATGTCTCCCATTACCTTTGCAAAATCAACTCCATCCTTTTTTGCAATTTGACTGAGTGTAGATTGTAGTAACTCTAATCGTGCCGATCTTTCCCCAGCTTCAATGACTTTGTAAAACGAATAAGCAGCTGCAGTAATAGTTCCAAAAGCAACAGATGCTTGACGGATAATAGTCCCAAGTTTGAAATAAGTAGAATGCAGTCCGCCCGCAGTTCCATTGAGCTCCTTCATAGACGTTTGAAGACTTTTTAGCTCACTCTTCTTATCAGTAAACTCTTTGGTATTAAGCGATACTCCTTTGAGTTCAGTTTTAAGCTGTTTGATCCTAGCCTGAAGCTGCCCTAAGGTCTCAATACCCTCTGCTTTCAGCCGGATATATAAATCATGCTCTGACATTATTTCTGCATCCTTTGTTCATCGCCCCAGTTATCATATTCTACAATTTCTGTTATTACCACGACATCTTCCATTGTGTAATTATTTAAAATACTCTGCCTTGTTTCTCCTGTAAGTTTCATCATCTGATGTATCAAGTAATCTTCTGAAAACTCTCTTGGAGGAGGCGTTACGGTTTTGTGTTTGGCTTTAAAAGTCCCAAACTTTCTAACCGCTTCATTTCCTCTTCGAGTTCTGCCTTGCAACGAGAGAAAAAATCTACCTGTAATCCTCCAGCTTCAGACAATAGGATTTTTGTCCATTTTAATTCTTTCGGTATAATGTGAAACCACTTCCAAAAGAAGTTCATTTCTAATGCCACGCGACATAATCCATTCCAGTCTTTGCGATTGAAAAACTGTATATCCTTCCGGGATATTGTTTTCATCATCTTTGAATTATTCGCCAAAGTGATACGGGCAATTTTAAATTCCTTGCCTCCGATTAATACAGTGTTTTCCTCCATTATATTTTTTCTCCTGATTCTATGAATATGACATTACTTAGTGTTTGTAATATTTTAATTTTATCCATTTCTTGGAACATCATAAATTTACGTTGTGGTATATTTATATCGTGCGGTTTTGTGCCGTGTGTAAAGACCATTCCATCAGCACCGGCAAAGGCTTGAAACTTATCACTTCCGGGATGTTTTATTACTCCGCCGAAATTATTTATTCTTGCATAAGGCACTCTCGCAGTATCAATAAATACTTTCGCCTGTGTCCCATCCCAAGACAACTGTATATTTTCAAACATAAAACCCGATTGATATTGATAAAGATGAGAAGGCAGTCCTAAGTGTGCCAGAGGTTCCCATTGATTAGGACGACCACCGCTAATAAAATTCTGTTGAACGCTTCTATACATAATATCAGCGATCTTTTCCATAGCAGGTTCTAAGTCAGTATTTATATTAGGAAGATTGCCCGTTATTTCTACATTTATCATTTAAGCAACCAGTCTGATTGAATAATCCGATTGATAAACTACAATACGTGGTAAATTAACAACTAACCTTTCATCGGTTCCGCCTGACTCATATAACGGAGATATTGCCGTAAATTCTGAAGTTGTTATTGCCGTTCCGTCCAGTGTTGTATAAGCCGGTAAACATTGCGGAGTGCTTTTAGGAACTTTACCGTGCAAGTCATCATAAAGCGCGGCAAGCATATCGTAACAGTTTCTAACAGCGTCTTGATACATACGCAATGACGTAGCGCCGACATATATTCTAAAAGTCAAGGTATGTATATAAGTCAATCCGCTTGAATCACGATCAGACTTCTGACTAACCCGGCCTTGATAAGATACCAAGCAAAACGGAAGCAAATTAACAAATCCTTGCTCATAACTTGGATCTAAAAAGTTCTGCGCGCTAATCTGCCCGGCATAAGTATTTACCATCTTCAAGCCGGAGAAATTAGTGCTATCGGCTCGCACTGTTTCCAGTATTTGATCTTCAATGTCTTGAACGCGGTATCTCATTAATAATAACTTTCTTGTTTATCTTTATCATAATAATCAATCACCGGATCGGTAGAGGGCGTCGTGATATAAGTCGAACCAGTGCGAAGCGTAGGATTGCCGTCTAAATTTATTGACTGACTCGCAATATCTTTAAGTGATTGTTGAGCTAATTTATAAGCGTTAATCCATTCAGCAGGCACATTTGAACCTGTAAACCTTCGTAAGAAGCAATAGTAAATTGAAAACATACGGCTGATTCTTTTAATCAACGTAGGAATAGTTGTGCAATTCGACCCGGCCACAAACGGAACTGTCCACACGCCGGATATTTCGGAATCAATCATATCATCTACCATTTCTACTATTGCAGTCACGATTGTAGAATCAGGTATTGTTGGATTTGCGTTTGTGTCATCTGTTAATTCTGCCAGTCGCGTTGTGCCTATACTTACTTCTAAGTCAGTCTGTGAACAATACCCAGCGGCAACAACCGCAGCATCCATATCAAAGTCTATCGCAAAACCAACGGCTTCAAGGTCTGTCGTGTAAGTGTCCAGCGGATCATCTGCCTTGCGATATACCGCTAAATTAAGCGTCTGTCCAACTGTCATTGGTAAAGCTACGAGTGCATTGTAAGCAGCGACGGGCACTGTGATAAACGATGTTTTTGTGAGATCAACTGACCCGCCGTCATAAGCAGTAAGATTGCTTGAATCTTCTGTTATCGTGCTTCCCGTCGCTTGCGGCATACAAGCGGAGGCAAATTTCAAATAAAGATTTCCAGTGCCGGTTCTGCGATAATAAAACCGTATTGCAGATATTCCGGTATAACCGTAAATGATTTCTCCGTTCTTCAAGAACCCGGACTCAACGCCTTTTTGTAATAGCTGGACAGGCATAGCAAGTAACTGACTCGCACTTGTGCCGTATCTTATATTATCCCCAGCGCCCCAGAAAACTGTCTTTATCATTTCCACTTCTCCAGATAATCTTCAACATTCCAGTCGAGAATTAATTTCATATGAGACTTCGCCTGCTCTTCAACTGACAAAGTATATTGATGCTGAATTAAAAGATTATCCAATTTGTTTTCTTGAAATATCTCCCTGGCAGTTTTGAACTTCAGACCGAAGCGAGCTACATTTCTTGACAAAGTATAGTCATCAATCAAGTGTTCTCTCGTTACACCCGCCTTAACTTCATTCGGAGTAGGATGTATATTTTCCAACGCCTGAGCAAGCGGTATATCCAAAGGACTCCATAAGTCTAAACACCAATCAGAAGCTATCGCAAACCAATTACCCCAGCCGATATGACGACCATCCCTGAGAAAAGGCTCATCCATACTCCACCGGCCATCGGCTTCATCGCGTCCGAAGCAGCAAACCGTATCTTTATTCAAGTGACTTGTTAAATCTAAAAATTCAGGATGTAGCAAAGCATCGCTATCGATGTAAATGTTCCAATCAGATTTTAATTCCTTCGCTATGTCAAATATTTGCATCTTTTCATAAGTCAAAGGCATATCGGGATATTTTCTATCCTTTATGATATAAACATCCGCACCTATTTTATTAGCATAGCACCTGATAAACGGATAAGTTAATCTCGTAATTTGCGGAGCGTAATTATTTATGTTCAGTAAAAATATTGTTTTCTTCATATCTGACCTTCTCCGTTTTAGTGATCAGCGATTGCGGGAATCGCTAAACTCCCGCAACCTAAGTGCTATGAATTAGCACCAATATTGATCTCACCCGATTCTGTAGCTGTATTAGACTGACCATAATTTCTGACTACGTGCATCGTAGTGGGAATTTTGGCAGCAGTTCCAGCAGCAAGAAACGTAAGAGTTGTCCCGGTGTTTGCCGTTAAGCAACCGAAATCGTTACCGACAAGCATACCGACACAACCTGTCGCATCGATATATCTTGCAACTGTTCCCAGTGAAGGCAACTGTTGGAATACGTTATTGCGTATAATAACGCCGTTCATTCCAGAACCACCGGCAAGATAAAGATTGCAGTCAACATTCGCAGCCGGACCGGAAAAGATATTATCTTCGATGATAACATCTTGAGGCACTGTCTGTGAAGTTCCAAGAAGAACAATATCCGCAACGTTCTTATAGAATCGGCAACCTTTGATTAAAACTTGCCATGCGCAACCTGTCGCAGCCCAAGTGATCGCACCGCCAGCAGTACCATTTGTCGATCCTGTCGAACCAGCGCAATTCTTGAAATGACAGCCTTCGATTGTCGTTCCCCATGCTGTCTTGGTTGAATTATCATCATCTAACAGAATGCCGACCAACGTCTGTGTTGAATCCGCTGTTTTAATTCCATTGAATCCGATATTCTTTATCAAACAACCGGGAGCGCGAACAGTCAATAAAGCAGTCGTGCCGGAACCTTTTTTGATCTGAGGCAATCCGCCCTGTGTGCGTCCGCGTGAAATACCAATCAAAGAAAGACTCGGTTTTGTAACTGGAATAATAACCGTCTCCGCGTAACTATTCGGATCGGTATCTGTTCCTGTGATTTCACCGGCCAGAACATAAATTGTATCTCCAGCAGATGCGGCAGTAACAGCGGTCTGAATAGTTGCAAAGGCATTTTCCCAACTATCTAATCCGGTATTTGCGGTATCGCTTCCGTTGGTTTTATCTACAAAATATGCCTTACCAACTTGCAGTATATCGTGTAATGCCGATAAATCCAGATCGGACTGCGCATCTTGATAAGTGTTTTTAGAAGCTGAGTTTAACATTGTCGGCCTCCTTATGCTAATGAATAGTAAAGACCGGCAGCATCAGTTTTTGTAACTGCTGCATCGAAGAAATGCTCATAATCCCAAACTTGGGACTTCGTTTGATTCTCATAATACGATTCGACAACTGGGGAATTATCTCGTTCCCAAGTATAACCGAAAGCAGGTTCAATTCCGCCGCCAGTGCCACGAATAACGCAACCAGCGTTTGAAGATTGAACTACGCCATCCCACAAGAAAGCATTTGTTACATCAGCTTTGCCTTTGCCACCTTCGCCGCCTTTGCCGCCCGTTGCATTTGAAGCATAAGCAACAAGAACTTCTTCAACTTCAAGAAGCTGTGCGGTTAATTGTGTCGTGACATTAGCCGGACTTGCAGAACTCGAGCCGAATTTAATCGTATCAAGAACCGCTTTATTGTTTCTCCATAACAACCACGCAGCGGGAGAGAACCATACAAGATTCGGACGTGTATCATTTTGTAATTGCACATCAAGAATAAGTTGCTGCATATCCTTTACTGCATTACCTGTTGAAGCCCACGCCTTAGATGCGCCTGAAGTTGCAAGACCTGTTGCATAGCTTCCTGCCGTTGTTGCTAATGTAGCTTGATTCTTTTCGCGTAATCGGGCGATCTTTGTCGTAACAGTATTCAGTTTGGAATTAATTAACATATCAGGTGAACCAGCCCATTCATTGCGTTCCCTGTTATCAATTCCAACACCGAGTGCGTATTCTGACAACGACATATCAATCGAACCGGACTGTGTAAGAATTCTTGCTACTTTTCCACCAATTGCACGTTTCAAATCAGTGGGAATAACAAATGATTCTTTTCCCCAAGCCGGGAACTTGCCGCGTTCTTTCGCCATTTTAACAGGTGTGAAGATTCTATTGCCGATGAAATTTGTAGGGACAGGATAACCCTGAACCAGGGATGTTGATACAGTATCGGCAATACGCAAAATACCTAAAGCGGCATCTGACGCAAATTCTTTCAATTGAATATGCTGTCTGCCCGCCGGATCATAACTTCTATCCCATACTTGATGAGTAGGGATTTTTTCTGAAAAGTCCTTCAGTTCAATTAAACCAGTTGAAGGATTGCGATAATATAATTTCTCAATCATTGTCGTTCTCCTTAATGGTTTAAGCCGTCCATAAGTTCAACCAGAACGGTTTCATTAACAACTCCACCCGTTACGGCTTTACCTACGATAGCATTGGTTGCACTTGAATCTTGCACACCCGCGCCAGTTACACCCGTTGTATCTTTGGTTGTAAAGGTAGATGTGAGAATTTCTACAAACGCGCCTTCTGTGACTGTCCCAGTTGCAAGGACTTTTACAATGCTTCCGGTTCCATACACAATGGTTCCATAATCAGCATTTGTCACATCTGTTTGCACAACGCCGCCGGTACACTTCGCTGCATTTGCAGGAACTGCGCCGTTTGCATTCACAAACGTCCATCCAACCAAGTTCGCGGCTGCCGTGACCTGTTTGGTATTGACGACATTTTTATTGCCGCCTACATAGTTAGCCATTATTTGGCTCCTTTCGATTTAGTTATATCCTCAAATTTGTATTTTACGCTGTTCATTGAATGTAAATATACCGCACGATTGATAGCATCTGCCTCAGACAATTCGGCAAATTCTTTGTCAGTCTTATGCAATTTTACATACGCAGCAGCTTGTTTAATGACAAGAGGACGTGTGTCATTATCCTGTGACTCTTCTGTGAATTCATTCTCTCCTAATGGAACTATTTCTTTTGTGAACTGCTCTTGAAACAATTTCAACGCCGAGACTTCGATATCCTTGCCGTCTTTGTCTTTGCCCGGAATCTTCAAGCCAGCCTTTGCCATCTCAAACATAATCGGCTCATTAGTTTCACGCATTGCCGGTGTCATTCGGTTCTGACTTACAGCAGTATCGCAAAATATTTTAATCTCCGTTTTCAGTGTAGCTTCAGCGACATCTTTATCCGCTTTAGCTTTTGCTTCATCTGCCAACCGTTTCTGTTCGGCAAATTCTTTATTCTGAGTTTCAAGTGTTGCCTTGTCTGTTTCGAGACTGGCAATTTTGTCTTGATACTCTTTTTCTTTTATTGTGTCCACATTTGTATCCTTTCTTTTATTTATGAATAATTTAATTTTATCGGCAAACTCTGCCAACATTGTTTTCTTTTCAGGCAATTTTACTGTCAATGTTTTAGTTATTTCGTCTTGAAATTCAATAACCCTTTTTACAACCTCATCGTCAAGATTGTGATCGGTTATTAATGGCTCTACCGATTCGATAAACCTTCCGCAAACTTCCGATAATTCCTTTTCCTTGTTTTCAATAATCTCTTCATCTACAAATTCAATGCACTTACTATCTGCAAATTCAGAATATTGTAATGCAGCATCTTTAAAAACTTCCTGCATCAAAGGCATACTCTTAACTGCCGGAGGCATAACACCAAGCAAACCAACCGCAAGTATACGCTTGTTGTCTTTTGTCAGTTCGATGCTGCGCTGACCAAAGAAACCATCTTTTATCCATTGTGCCATTTCTTCCCGGAACTCCGCACCGGAAGCGATTAGTTCGTTTCCTACACGCTTCAGGCCGCCCTTGATTCTACCCCAAGAAGGAATCATTGTTTTGCCCTTATAGTCCGATGAATGACCTAAAAGAAAATGAGGCGGTTCCTCTGCGTTAAACGATGAGGCCATATTATCCAGGTCTTGCTCTGTGAAAGTTTCGCCGTTCCATGTCCCGGTCTTGAATATCACAAAGTCTTTTGCTAAGACATCTGCCATCTCATTTTTTTTCATCTTCATTCTCCTTCTCTAACTCTTCAGGCGTTTTACCTTCTGGCTTCTTTTCCAATAGATTCACCGGGTTTAATTTCAACGGTTCTTTCTTTGTGATCGTATAGCTAAACTTTTCAGATAATTCTGTCGGATCGAAATCATAACCAGCATCTGAAACAGTCTTGACTATTTGAGATTCTTTCGCTAAGTCGTCAGGTTCTTCCAAGTCGGGCCGGTAAACGGGATAGCCTTCGACATTCGCATAATTAAAATCTACCAGCCATTTTATAATCTGATTAGTAAGCGTATTAGACAAGCCTTTAGCACGATAGACATCTCTTGCATTTTGCGTCATTCTATGTTCTTTGCCAAGAGCTTGCGTTCCCTTGCCCTCTGCCGATGAGGCCGCGCCTGTCAATGTCTGGCCATTGACACACTCGGACATTTGATCATCGCACATTCTGACAAATCCGCCGTATGCTTCCGCGTTCTGAATTGCGTTCTTCGCCTCTGCCCAAAGTAATTCAAAATTAGCCGGTAAACGTCCATAAGCACCGTTACGTATCATCTTTGCTATTTCTAACGCTTCGCCTTTTAAGACATCGTTTGCACCTGCTGGGTGTTTAACAATCGGAATACTTGACGCACCGACCTGTAAATGCTGCATCCAAAACTTAATGACAGTCTTTTTAAATAACCACATCCAGTATAGCGATTGATCAATAGCGTCACCAAAAGGATCGCTCCATTGAGCAGAACATCGATGAACAATAAATTTCTTGTCTGGCAGTTCTTTTCCGTAATAAGGATCATCAATATTCCTTATGCGTAATTTTCTATCAGTCGCATTGAACTGGAATCTTCGAGGCGGTCTGTTTAAAAGTTCTTTTATGAATACTTTTTCATTGTCCATACCCCAGACTATTTCAGTAACAGCGAAACCCATCCCCAGCGCACCCATCAAGGCATATAAGTGTTGCGGCAAGTATTCAATCTTTGCTAATTGTTCTTCAACATAATCTGCAATCGCTTGATTGCGTGAAGATGGTTCTTTGTCGTATTTAGACTTGTAAGGATATACTGCCCAGTCCATTTCAACAACGTTAATCTTTGCGGAGTCAAGAATTGATCTTACTTTTGGATCTCTTTCTACCTCTGCGTATAAATCATAAAAGGCAAGTTCTTGATAGGATTGATACTTTTGAACCCTATCTTGATTCATATAAATTGCAGATTGACCTTTAGGATTAAATCCCTGACCTTGAATTACCCCAATATACTGACGGATATAATCAGTAACGATTGAGGCTGTTTCATTCTGCATTATCGATATTAACTCTCCGTATTCCGGGAGTTGTTTCGATTGATTGTCCGGCTTTTTCTTTTTGGCCATAAATAAAAAAGCGCACTAACAGAGGTTCTCTCTGCCAATGCGCTCAAAATGTCTTTGCAACGCGTTTTAGTTTGTTAGTAAATCTTTTCCGCCGATTGTCTTACTGCATTTTAATTCTTTTACTTTTCCTTCAAATAGTTTTACAGAAATATCACCGAATCCAAACTCCTGCAATCTACGGAACTCCTGCAACAGCATCCATTCAAACTGTGAAATCTTCGCGTCTATGGAATAGATAATTTTCAATTGCGATGCTCCCACAAAAAGATTTCAGGATGAATTATCTGATATTGGATTATTTCAGGATCATTGTCTGCTATCCATAATAAAAATTTTGTATATGGAGCTATCCTTATCAATTACCATCCATCCGATACGGTTATACTTTCCATCTCTTCCATATAAGATTCTTTTATTTCTTTCAACGTAAGATTAAGATATTCTTTCCCAAAGTGTGAAGCAACAGGATAACGCATAGCATCCGGCGCGTGTGAACCTTCGTGTGCAGGTGTCGGAGGTGCAATCGGTTCTCCGTTCTTATCTGTTTTCCATTTGTAATTATTAAAATCTTTTTCGGTCTGAGTTGAACCAGTCACGATATGGATCTTATACCTTCGGCAAACATCTATACCCCAGTCAACATCTTTGACAGTTGTTTCTTTGTCGTGAATGTTAAATCCTGCCCGGTAAATCTCTTCTATTCTGTCAGGCTCCGCAATATCGCCATACATATCATCGGTCTTGCTTATGCCTGACATTTTTTTAATTAAGTCGGTATTCGTAAGTTTATAATCGTAAATCATTTGTTCTAAATATAAATTCATTCCTATCCTGCCGATTTTCAACACAACAGAAGGATCAGGCGAATATCCAAAATCAACTCCGTGAATAATCTCCGCGCAATTATCCGGGAATGAATCAATAGATTCAAATTGATAGATAAGCCCTTTAAGTTTTACAGGAATACCTTCAGCAATTTTTCTGTATGCTTCGGGATCATCACGTTTTAATTGTTCGAATCTTTCAATGTCCTGTGAGGCAAGGAATTTATTATCAAGAAATGTCGTGTGTAAATGATAAACATTAGGTTTCTTCTTAGGCGTGCCATCGGCATTGAAGAATTCTTTCTCTGTCCAATTCCCAGCCGTCCGGTTAAATAATAAAATACGCTGCCTATGTTGACCGCGTATAGTAAACTCTAATGTGTCCCAATCGGACTTGGTTAGCTCAGTGGCCTCTTCGATAATCGCAATATCTACATTAGCTAATGATTTTATTTTCTCCGCCTTATCAAGTCCGCGTGTTATGAATTCACTTCCATTATCAATACGAATCGAAAGCGGAGAAGATAAGAAATTAAAGTGATCTGTTAATCCCCACTCTTTTGCCTGGTCTTCAATTTCTTTGTAGAATGAATCTCGAATAGTATCTGCAACTTTACGGATAATAGCGAAGCTAGTTTTTTTTTTTAATGCACGTAGAATTACTTTTTGTGCCGTTGCTCTTGACTTACCGGAATTTCTACCGCCTTCAAGAACACAAACAGGCATCGCAGTTTCTTCTGCGTTGTAAATCCAGGGCATAAAAGTTTCATTGAAAACTTCCGCCGGGTTAGGAATGTTTATTTTAAATTTTCTTTTTGACATGAAAGATATTTTATCGTCTTTTATTAAATTTTGCGCTTATAATTTCTAACCCTGTTCTATTGGAACTGGTTGAAGATATATATTCATCTTTATTTTTATCTTCTTTTTTCTTTTTTGAGCCATTAATAACAATTTTTGTTCTCATTTCGATATACTTATCAATGTTAAATTTATCCATTTCATATCCTATATTTTTTTCTTGCCGATGGTTATTTCGTATTCACTATCTTCAAGTATTATCTTGGTATTAAACATGCTGAGATGTTTGCCAAGTAATTCAAGCGCATCTACTTTATTCCAAAACTTTATTTTTCTTGTATAACCGATGAATGTTCTCTCTTCGCCCTTGCCTTCAAACAATTCTTCAACCTCAATACTGGAAATAGCAGCAGCTTCATTGTCGGTTAATTCAGACATCGGACGTAAACAATTTTTTTCATCGAAATATTTACGCGGATCAGAAAATCCAATTCTCGCAAGTTCATTCAATACTTTTTCTTGCTTTATCTGTAATTTGTCTCCGAGTTCTTTTTGTTTTTCTGCGATATAAGCCGAAATCTTAGCCTTGCTTAGCAATCTCTTAGCCATTACACCAGCAACGTTATCATTCTTCGCTTTGTATTTTGATCGTTTGTATGCCTGCGTCGCATTGAAATCAATGAGATATTCGTTTACAAATAGTTTTTCTTTTTTGGTTAACTTGGCGGGAATTTTCGATGTGTCCAACTTTGCCACGATAGAACCTCCTAAATTCTACCTACAAAATTAGAAAATAAAGGTTTAATGTCAAGTATTAAATTTATTGTCTCAAATATTCATCTTTGCTAACTATTTCCAATTCCCCAGACCTGAAAAAACAAAACGTTTCACTGCCCTCAACTATGTTTGATCCAATCATAATACCGTTTTCTTTTACTAATGTAAGCGTCCCGCACCTTATCTTAATAGGGTTGATTACTCCGAACTTGGTTTTGCAATAATCTCCTTCGCGAATAGGTATATCGTTAATATCGTAAATCCTTACCATTTTCTTTCCTTTCCATAAAATCCCCCGTTAGCCCGACACGGCTATCTAAAGGTTACCCTTTGTTTTTTCTTTGCCGCCGCTCTCAATCCTTTCGCGAATTGCTTGGTTTTTTCTTTCC